GAACCGAACCCCGGCATGGCCTGCGAGATCGGATTTGCAAAAGGAAGCGCCATAATAAATCTCCTTGGGGTAGAGGAGGAAGGTTGAATCTGGGCCTAGCCCAGTCTGCCTCCCCCCTCTTGGATCGGTTCTACACGCAGTTTGTGAACGCCACGTTCATCCTGGGCGAAATGCAGCTCAGGTTCCAGGTCAAGTACATGCACGACACCAGAACGCGCTGGTTGCTCGGCTTCAGGAACGGATCCACATTGAAGTAATCCGCCTCGTGGAAGACCGGGAAAACATACTTCGAGTTCAGCAACATGGCCTGGTTCGCGGTCGCGAAATAGTCAGCCACGGTCACGGCGTTGTTGAACAGGAAATGGTTGCGGAAACCGACCTGCAACGCTTCATCGTCCTGCATCCCCTGGCCGTAGCGAATGTTGCCTACGTATGTGTTCTTGAACGCGGCATAGCTGGTCCGGTTCATCACGAACAGGTCCGGCTCATCGTAGCCCCAGGTGACGGACTGGTAGCCCGGCTCGCAAAGAGTCGAGGAAAGCGCAGCCGCGCCACAAGGAATCGCAGTCGCGGGCAGCCACCAGGCATTTGCGGCCGAAGCGCGATTGATCCCGGCGATGGTGTTGGTGGTCGAAACCACCCACGAGTTCAGATCATCCACATCCAGACTGGTGTTCTGCGGCGAGGTATGCCACAGGGCGCGCGAGAGCTTCTGGAGGAACGAGCCGGAAGCGGTCTGGAACTTGGCCTTGATGATGTCAAGGTTGTTCGACCCGCCGCGATTGAGGATGATGTCGGTAATCGGGATCACGACAGGCTGGCGGTAGGGCTTCCATTGCTGGTTCGCCGGCTGCACCGAGTCCACGACTGAAGTGTCAAGGAGCTGGTCGCCATAGTAGGCGCCACCGGGGAGCTCTTCCTGATAGATTTCCGGAAAGATCAGCTCACCTGCGCCAAACCGCTTGCCCTCACGTGTCAGCGCCCAGAAAACTGGGGAAGGCTTGAACACGTTGTCGCCGAGGACAGGGACGATAAATTTCTGGGAAATTGCATTGACGGTGTTCGAGAGCTGTACCGGCGGCGATGCGAGTCCCAGTCCAACCACGCTATTTGCCATGAGAGGTTCTCCTGGTCGGGCAAACGGGGGAGGTCGCCGACGGGGTTAAAGGTTAAGGTCGCGGAAGCGCGGGGATTGGCCACGCTTCCAGAAAAACTTGCGCTACTGCACCATTCCAAAATTCGTCGTGCCCATGGCCGACTTGATTACGTCTTCATCCGACATCGCGGCGGCCATTGCTTCATCAAACGACTTGACAACCTTGACCTTGTTGCCCTTGGCGTCCGTGCGCTCGTTGAACGGATCAAACTCACCGTCTTTGGCCGAAGTCGTATGCAGAGGATTGCGCGACTGAGGAGGCGTAAGCGAGGCCAACTTGCCCTTTTCTTCGATTGCCTTGGTCAGCTTGATGGTTTCCGCCGCCTTCCACTCATCGCGCTCAACCTTCTTGCGCGCATCCCAGGTCAACCGATCTACGGCGTCGGCAACTTGAAGGAAGCCGTCCTTGTCCTTGAGCTGATGCTCGGAGGCATACTTGTAGGCCGCCTCGTAATCCACCGTGACGCCCTTGGGAAGATCCTTGGTGGCCGCGGCGAATTGCGACTGGTACTGGTCATTCAGGTAACGGCCAACCGAAGTGTTGACGACGCCGGTGACCTTGCTTAGGCCATCAGTGAGGGTGGACTTCAGACCATCAAACTGACCAGGAATTTTAGCCATATCGGCGCGAAGAGCCGCCATTTCCTGATCGCGCTTGGCCAGTTCGGCCTTCATCTGCTTCACGACCGGCCCGAGCAGCGGGTCGTCGTCGGAGAGGCCGTACTCGACTTGGGCGGCTGCGCGGAGTTCAGTGGTGGTTGGAGTCGTCTGCTGGGTCTGCACGGTCGGAGCCACAACTTTGCCATCCTGCGCCAGCCAGCCGGCTTGCACAGCCTGCTGAAACTTGGACGCAAAGGCCAATTCGGCCTGGCCGAGGGTGTTCTGCCGCTGCTCAATCTGCGCGGTCAGAGCTTGACGCTCGGCCACGGGAAGGGCGCGGATTTCGCCGACCTGAACTGTGCTGCCGTCAGGCAGATTCAGAATCATGTCATCGGCATACTTGGCGTTCGAGAGAATGTCTTTGAGGGCCATGGGGGAGGACTCCTTCGGCGACTACGCGCCTGGTTGTGACCCCATCCCGCCTGACTGACCAGCGGGGTTAGGGATAGCTGCGTTGTTGGCAATGGGTCCAGCGGCGGACGTAGTGGCCGCGGCCTTCTCCGCTTCCTGAATCGAATTGTCGAGATACTTGACGACGTTGGCGAGATTGCGGGATACGCCAGGAATCGTAAAAACGGCCCGTGTGTAGAGGGAAACGACCATAGACTTGATCGAGGTCAAAGACTTGACCATCGCATCGGGATCGGCGCCTTGAAGCTCGGCCAATTGCTGAGAGAGCTGAAGGCCGGCGGGGGTTGTGGGAGGAGCATTGGGACCGGGAGGCGGAGGTCCACCGGGGCCGCCAGCACCAGGGCCACCAGGCACGGGAGGGCCACCCATACCCATCATTCCGGGCGGAGGAGGCATTGGGCCGCCGGGACCGGCAGGAGGGCCACCGGCACCAGGACCACCGGGGCCGCCTGCGCCGCCGGCTAATTTGCCTATCAGTTGCCGGGCCATCATCTGTGCCAAAGCTGGATTTGCGGTTCCCATTGGATTTGAAATCCTCGGTGGATGCTGACTACTTCTTGTCCGACCAGAACGGCTTGTCGCCACCTTCGGGGATCAGGCCAAGCGGATCTTTGATGTTGACGACAGGAGAATTGTTCACGTCGGGGCCGGGCTCGTTGCCAGTTCGCCCAACCGTAAGCGGGGACTTCAAAATCTCGGTGTTGAAATTGACCCCGAAACCTTCCTTGATCTTTGCCATGGTGCTGCTCCTCAATGCTGGGTTCGTAGTACTTGGTTGAACTTCTCGGCAGACCGACTACTTCCGGCCCACAGTGCTCTTACCGACACGCCGGTCAATCTTTTTGGTCATTCTGGCTACCGTATGCCGAGTGCCTACCTTGGCTAGCTTCATGATTGGTCTCCTTGGGAACCAGCAGGGGAAGAGGGTTACCGCCACCTCCCCTGCCGTTTCCTGTCTTGCGCATCGAACGCTTTCGGCGGAGAGGATGGGGTTAGTCCCCCACCAACTCCCACCCGCCGCCGAACGAGAGAACCGGCGAACCAGATCTCTCTACTTGCGAGCGGCGGTGCGCCGACGCCTGGTGGATCGTCTGCCTCCACGAGAAGCCATCCGCGTACCTCCTTCGCTCCGGGTCGCTGGGCTAGGCTGTGCGGGAATTAACCCGAGACAGCCGCCGAGCAGTTAAGAAGACGAGGCGCGAAGGCCAGCGGCACCGTCTCCGGGATGAGTCAGGACCGATGAGCCGAGCGAGATTTCTTCGCACGGTCAGCGATCCGGGCACGCATGTCGCGCAGAAACTTCCGGGGTTGGCCAAAGTCCTTGACGACACGAGAATCAGATTTCGAGGGGGTTCCGGCCATCAGGATGGTCTCCTTTCGGAAGTTGGTGCGCGGCTAGGATGGGGCAAGAGTAAAGCTCGGGAGGACGAATCCCCCCGGACTAACTACTTGCGCTTTGCGGCGGCGCGCCGCTCTTTCTTGGTTTCCTTGCGCTTGTGGGCCATGATGTGTTTCTCCTTTGCACGAGCCAAGCCGAGGCCGAAGCCCAGACGAGAGCAGAGTGCGATTAGGAGAAGGATAGAACGGAAATGAGAGGATGGGAACCCCCTCGCCATAACACCAATGCTGTGCGAGAGCAAAAATTAGTAGATATTGTGTATAAAAACCCGTCCCGAGTGCAAACCGCCATGGCGAAACTGACAAATAGGAATTCCAAATTCAGCAAGAACCCCAGTTCGTATCCACCAGTGAACGGTCTGCGGCCTGCGCCCCATCACTCTGCTGAATTCAGTAACGGTCAGCCATTGCCCCGGCCACGAGCAGGCGGGAACGCCTCGCGCAGAAGAAGCGTGATCCGGGATTGTTGTGGCTGTGACCGCTGTTGCCGTTTTCTCACCCGCCTTTATCATTTGCGGCCACTCTTAACCTTCGCCAGCGCGGCCAACGCCTGCGAGGTCTCCTGTTCCTTGGCAATTCCTTCAGGATCAGGATAGCCCAGCGTCCGAAGCCCGCGTTCTGGCCCGACCACGCCACTCTTCATCAGGTCAGGCGTAATCTTGCGCACAATCGCTTCGGACAGCGGCCGAACGCTTGCGTCGTCCAGCGCAACGTCATAAGTCGAGGGATCGACCATCCCATTCCACGACGCGAGGGTAATCCCCTCGGGACCACGATACGGCAGAGTGGTCTTGGCCTGATATTTGCACATCGTATCGAAGAAGAACTCGCCAGCCATCTGCGCCGTCTCGCTCAGGAACCGGCCGGCAAGCTGAAGCAAACCGGAAGATTGCAGAACAGCCGAATCAAATAGATCAGTCGAAACATTCCCGGCTCCAGGGTCACCCTGGCGCGAAGCGGAGAACCCGAGCACATCGTTTTGAAGGGAGAGAAGTTTCTCGGCGCCCTGGAGCGCGCCGCTGCCAATAGCGTTCGGGGTGATCGGCGTGGGAGGCTTCGACCCAGGCTTGATCGTCACAACCTCGCCCGGCAGCCCGCCAAACCCATCAATATCGATTCCCGTGTTTTCCTCGATCACCCAAAGCGCGTTGTTCATGCGCAAGCCATTCTCGAAGATTTGTGAGTAGAACCGTTGAGCTAAGCGCTGCATGTTCTCGGTCATGCGGGTAACAGGAATGCCCCACGGGCCAAACAGAGGCGGCAAAACGTAATTGGGGAAGATGGGGAATCGGGGCGCGGCGATGTCGCGACGGGGCGGGTATGGGTTGTCGCCGTCTTGCAGAATCACACCTTCACATTCTACGAGCCAACGTCCGTTGGGGTATTTCAAACGGACTTCCGGGTCGATCAGCGAAGTCGCTGGAACGTCATCTTTCTCGACGGTTTCGCGAGTGTAATCACGACAGAAACAATGCCGAACGAGCACACGCCATTCGCTACTTTGGGTGCGCGCATTCTGACCGGGCATACCAGGCATCGAGGACATTGGTCCCTGGGGCTGCGTAATCCCGTAGCCGGAATCTCCGGAGAATGGCTGAAAGCCGCCAGAGGTATGCCGCGGGGAAATCGCCCGGGAAGTTTCCGGCCACTTCAACCGGACATCTTCAAGATTCATCCACGTGCCCCAGCCCGCGTAGGCTGGGTTCCAAGTGTAGTCGGCCCCTGGGTCAAAGAAGACGAGGCGCGGGTCGATACTGCGCGCCCACATGCCGCCACGGGCACGAGAGAGATCCGGGTCAAATCCAGCAACAATCCACCCGGCGCCGCAATAGCGCGCGGTGAGCCCCGCCATGAGCAAGTGCAGGTTCATCTTCGATATTTGCCACTGAGCCTGGAGGGAAACTTCGCGGGCAAGGTCGCGCGCGGATGAAGATGGAAGCGAAGAGTCAGCCTGCTGAGCCCCGGAGTACGAAGGATCGCCGGCGCCAGCGGAGGGGAAAATGTACATCCGCGGAGAGAGGTTGCTGACCTGGTTCGCTTCCTCCAGCATAATCCGTTGCAACATCGGAATCGAAAGGGAAGGCCTATAGACCGGGCCTGGGGTCATCGCGTCTTGGAGGTTGTAGAGCTTTTCAGCGTTTTCCGCGAACGTTTCGCCAAGGCACTTGTTGCGGAAGGAGTCTGAACTTTCGCACCATTCAGAAATATGCCGGCTTCTTGGGTCAATTGACTCCTGCTTTTGGGACTTGCGCGCGGTGCCCATCAACACAAGGTTGCCCATCTAATCCTCTTCCTATGCCCGCGAACGAGTACGACGACGGACGCCGCGTTTGGTTTTCTTGCCACCTTCACCGATGGTTGGAAACTTACGATGAACAGCGGCACGGACCTTAGATTCTACCGCTCCGCCCTTGTGCGCCGCGCGGCTCAAGGCTGCTCTGGCGTGAGAAGCATCCTCGATGGGAAAAGACCGATCTGGTCCAGCGAAATCTTTCGCCGGCAACCGATTACGTGTCTTGGAACTGAGCTTGGTCATCAGCTTTCCTTCCAACAGAATAGCACAAAATCACGCCCGTTTTCGATTGCGCTTGGACTGAGATTTCTTCACCACGGAATTGGCCCCCCGGATCGCACGCGAATCTGAACCAGTCCGTTTGAGGATGGAGTTTGCCACATCCCGCCACTGACGTTTCTTCTTGGACGATGTGGCCTTCTTCGTAAAGCGAGTGGATCCACCTGGAGTCCAAGGCATTGGCTTATCTCCGCTTTCCTGCCGGACGTGGCACAGAACGCTTCGGCGTCCGCTTAACCGGCTGCTTAGCCGCGGCCTCTGCCACCGCTTTCGCCTGAAATCCCGCATTCGCCTTCCGTACCATGTCGTCATGCCAAGAAGTATCTGGCCGGCGCTGAGGCGTGGGGATAGAGTTGATCCAACCCCTTACGGTGTCAGAAAGACGCCGCGCACCCTGCGTCAATCCACTCGCATCCTCCTG